GCCAGTTGAATGGCCGCGTGTCACAGTACTTGACAGTCGAATTCACTCTATCTTCGATCGATTGATATGACCTAAGAGTATCCGCAACAATATCACGCGCGGGGGTAGGGGCCTGGTGTAGGTTTCTTTTGTTATAAAAGTCTTTTATTAGCTTCTGCATGCTGGCAATGCCAGATAGACCCTCGTGGTCTTTTATCACAGTGCTAAACGGACTGGTAGAGCAGTGACTGGAAATGCCAAAGACAGTCACCTCACGGTCCGCGCGAGCCAATTCCTCCTTTCTTTTCCTCTCCCACGTGTCGGCGAGGCACTTCAAAGTCAGTGTTTCCTCACGTGGTCTTTTAGGCTCGAGAACTCGTATCGATGCACGCACCGATAGTTCTCCACATTTAACTGCCTTCAATTTCTTTCTGCGCGCGGCGTTGTTGGCGTTGATCGCTTTCACATCCAGAAATTCCTTCGACAGCCTTATGGCCCTAACCCGTTGCCGGATTACCTCAGCCTCCTCTAATTTTGTCAGTCCGTAACCATCGGGCAATGGCACTGTAGGGAAGAGGTTGGTGTCCGTCGGCGCTCTCGAGGAAGGACGGGAAGCCAGTGCATCTTTTATTTTCTTGTCTTTCACGAGGGCACGTCTCCAATCACGGGGAATGCGGTGCACGATCTTCTGCTCTGCTTTCGCCAAACGCGAAGCATTGTTCCGAACGATTGCCACAAACCCGGCTTTTGTCAACGCTGACTCCCTCGCAAAACCTAAGACGTCCTGGACCTCCGCTCCCATCCAAAGAGCGGACACATTACTTTTCTTTTGAAGAGTGCACCTATCAAAACAGGTGGAGTTAATCTCGGCGGTCACCGGGCTCGAAAGGGTTTTGCTCCAGTTGGATTTTAAACCAACTTTTGCGCCCTCCCGGAATATACCGCTCGCGAGATCTCCTCTGCTGGTGCTCTTCGTTAACAAATCATCACCGTTAATCAAGCACGGGTGCTTGCGCCACTCTTTCACGGTGATGTCCCTTCTTTCGAGCAGGGAGTTGAGGGCGAGATCGACAACAGTCTTATTAATCAGGCACAACAGCGGAAAGCTCATGGGACTACCCATAGGCTGCCCGCTTGCTGCAGATAAGTAGGCCCTCTCATCGTCAAGCCACAACTTGAGGTCACCTACAACTCTTAAGCACCTGATTTCGTCTGAAGTCAACCCCTCAGCTCTGTCTATCAAGATTTCGATAGCTCTCCGTACGTACGCTATCTTAATTTTGTCAGTTGCCTGTTCATAGTCGAAAGACAACCATTGCTTTCCCTCGGCCGCTTGGTCGAGGTGGAGAAGCCGCTCACGGGTCGGGCTACCCACAAGAAGCCATCCCTTCCTTTGAATCGAGCCGTACAATGCACGGTGCAGCGGGGTCAAAACGGATACGTTGTAACCAGAAAACAGGGTTACAATCCGAAACTTACCCGAGCTCACAACACCAGTGGGTTCGCAGTGGGACGAGAATTCCTCCTCGTTCCAATTCCCACCTGCGCATCGGCTATATTCCTTCGTGGCATGCCCATTAGGGACATAGGGCATCCACGCGGCTGCTCGATTCCATCCCGCTTCGACGTTAGAGCGAAAAGCCTTAGCGAAGCTTTCCAAGTGCTCCTCATCTACTTCTTGAGGGGATAACCTTTCTTTTGTCCAAGTATCCATCTTTGCGTCCTGCAGGTTTTTACAGAATTCGCAAGTTCTTTTCTCCACTTTGGCAGTGGACTTGATGGACAGCGCGTCGGCTAAGGTAAGCCGTGAACCGCTGAACATTGACGAGACCGCCGTACGGAGGGAACCGCACGGGATCTGATCCGGTACCGGTTGATCCGGTTTCAAAGATCGATCCGTTCTTAAAAACTTCACAATCTTTTGTGCCTTCCGTTTATTACTCGCGAGGTTGGCACACTCCTCGAGTACCCGTTCGTCCTCCAGAGACTCATCTCCGAGGATCGCGAACGAATTTCCCTTTGTCTTTTCTTTTTCCCGGCGAGTACCACGAGAAACGAATCCCGAGATAGCCGGGCATGGGTTAGGGTCAACCCAGCACGGTTCCGAGGGTAAATTTTGAAAGGTGCCCCCCCCGGGAAAGCATCCTTGGTGCTTCTTTTTCGTTTTGCCTGCAGCACGACAGGCAACCTGCGGACCTCGACCGAAGCACTTAGGACTGGACGACTTCCTGGTCGCCCCACTAGTGCCTCCCAGGCAGGGTTGCCCCAATAGGGAGCAGTCCACCGCACGGGCCGGGTCGGTAGGGACATCACAGTAAAGAACCCCATCAAGCTTACGCGAGTTGAGGTATGAAATCTGTGGTGTCATTTTCGTTGTACTTTCATTTATCAATTTTTGTTAGTTTTCGTCGCACGGGTTTTCTTCCCACCGACGGAGGCTGTTTAAGAGTCTGCTCTCTCCCTTGCGGTACCCGTTTATTTATACACGATCGGGTGACGTGAGACCGTTTCTTTTGTAAAGCTGTGTGACGGACAAATCCAGCTAGCTTGACAGCTAGAGGGCCGGTTCCGCCTTACACTTGTCAGGTATAAGACTATAAAACCGAGGCGTGGCTTAACGGCC